TACTATTAATAGCAGTTAAGCTAAATGAAGTACCTTTAATTGTTTCACTTAAAGCAGAATCACTAAATGGTCTACGAGCAGATACTCTACCTTTTTGTCCTACTCCTACAAATGCTTGTAATAATCTCCTGTCTGCAATTGTAGCCATATATCCTGAAGGTTCTTTAAGATTTGCTTGACCACCAAAGTTAAGTGTTGTTGGATTTACATTTGTAGTAGATCCAAGAGATAGTTGAACTTTACTTATATTAGCTGTTACAATAGGTAATTTTGTTGTACCTCTTGGTAAAGTTACTAGTTTATGAACCATAATATTGTTTTCATCTGGAAAAGCTTCTAATAATGTTCCGTTTTCTATTGCTTCTCCTGCGAATTGTGATCCATTAGGATGAAATTCATTGTATAATGAATAATCAATTTCATCATCTGCTAATGCAAATTGTGTTACTCTAAAAGAACCATCATTTCTAGCTAATAATTCTCGTCCTCTTTTAGTTAAAACTGCGTCTACTATAACTTGTGTATTGTCTAAATATCCCATTGTTTTTGTTGTTTGTTATAAATATAATGTTTTTTTGTTTCTTAATATTTTTTACCTTTTACTCTTTTTATCAATTTCCAAAAGAATCCTTTTCTTTTTCTTTTTCCTAATTTTACTTTAGGAGGTAAATAAGTATTTCTTTTAATTGATTTATCTTTATATTTTGGAGCTCTTGTTTTATCAATTAAACCTGCTTTGCTTAAATAATAATCTAAATTTGCTTTAATTCTAGGATTTAAAGTATCGGGTATAAGTATAAATCCTTTATTACCCACACCCTGTGGTAATTCTTCTTGTTTATTTATATCAGCTAATATAAAATTAGGTCTTTCTTCTAATTTTGAAATTGTCCATTTATTTAAACCAGACCATCCTTTTCTGGTTTTATGGTCAATGTATTTAGCACCTGTCCAAAATTGTCCCCAATTATTTCCATACATGTAACCTGTCCATACACTTACAGTGTTATAATAAATAGTTCCATTTGTACCTCCTGTTCCTCCATTAGTTATAGAAATATCATTTTGAGATCCCGCACCATCATTTTTAAATCCTCTACCATCAGCATCTCCTAATTGAATAAAAGGAGTTCCATTCATAAATCTAGGTGCGTTTATACCTCCTGCATGTATTCCCCCCATGGGTCCAAATCCTACATATTTTCCTTTATATCCTTTATCATTTACAGACCAAATTTCTCCTGTTTCTGAGTTTGTTGTTTGTCCTACTGTAGCTGACCATTCCAATGCTTCTTCCGAATAATCATACCATCCCATACCTATTTCTGCTGCATCCCCCATACCGGCTAGTAAATTATGTGCGTTTTTTACACCGACTGCTTCTGGTCTATTACTATATAACATACTTCCAAAAGTATTTAGGGGTCTAGTATAATTTATATAATAGCTATAGGGTGCTGTATTATCACCCTCATTACCGTCTCCATTAGTAGCATCGGCATAATCTAAAGATGGAGTTCCTCCATATCCTGGTACGTTTCCTAATGATCTTGATAAATAAGGATGATCTTCTCTTTGGAAACTTTGATTAAATGATTTATCAACATCTTTAGCTTCATTAAATGTTACAATGTATAAATCATCTTGTTTATGACATTCATCCATAAACATTTTCATACTTGCTGTCACATCTCCAGCACAACTTTCAGAAACCCATAAAATTTCTTTATGTCCTCCTTTACTAAACCACCAATCTGCTGAAGGATTTTTATCATTTATTTCAAAAGTTCCTGCTACTATTCTTCCTGCTGTTCTATTATCAGAACCATCTGCCGACATTCCTGCTACAGGTCTATATATAGGATAAAATTTAAATTCGTAATATCTCATTCCTCCAGGTAAAGGATCTAATCCAAAAAAGTTACCTGTTCCTGGACCTGATTTAAAATTACCTGGTGCTACCATTTCTTGGTATTTAGGAAAATTTTTCTCTTCTCTACCAAAATCAGATCCTGCTCGTTTAAAGGTACCATAAAGAAAACTTCCTTCTCCTGCTCCTGTATCACTAGCTAAATAATAATAACCACCATCATTATCATCAACTGGAGCTTTTCTAAATTGAACTCCCTCATTAATTTCATCTATATCATCTGAATGAGGACCCATTGCTGGTTGACTTGGTATTGATGCATCAATATGACCATGTCCTGTTGCAACCCCTCCAATACCTGCTATTATATCTGTTCCTGCTGAAGCTCCTATATAATTTCCCCCCATTAAAGTAAATCCTCTTCCTACCCCTGGATAATGTCCTGATCCTGTTCTGTGAGCTGATTCTGTTGTGTATGTTGCTATTTCTGAAAAATATCCTCTATTCCAATGGACACCATAACTTGTTTTTAAATTATTTTCTTGATCATAATCTAACAATTTCATTCTAAAATCTGTGGCCCAAGGAAAAGTAGATTGCATTTGGTTTTGAAATGTTCTATCTTCTCCTTCTGATTTTATTTCTTGTACAAAAAATTCATCATCTTCAGAATTGAATATATAAGCTTTTTCTAATTTAATATATGAAAAATCAGGACCTGGTCCTGGAAATACTTCACTTTGTTGATAACCATACACTGTGTTTCCAAAGAATACTGCATTTGAATAATTTTCAATTACTGGACTTTTACCATATGTTAAATCTCCTTCTGTTTCTTTTTCAGGTAAAATAGCTGATCTAGAAATAAAAGTTTGATTATAACCCCAAGTAGTAAAATCATTTAAATCAGCAACTCCTCCCGGGAGACTAACAGAACTTACTGTAGTTCCTGATTCATCTATGTAAGACCAAGGACCTTGATGGACATATTCTCTTTCCTCTGTTCTGATTTGGTATTCTGAAGCTAATCTATTATTTCCAGCTACAGTTTCATCTTGTCCTGAATCTGTCCCCAAAAAGAAAGGCCCCCCTGTTAGTCCTTTAGGATCTATTGGGTTTAATTTTATAGGAGTAGGAATTAAAGAAAATTCTCCTCTTTTTCTTTCTTGTTCTTCTGGTTCTTGGGTGTAAGGATTTATTTTGTAATGTGATGTAGGTACTAAAGGTATATCATATATTTTAGGTCCAAAAGGTGATTGAGCTAAAGATTTATTTTTCTTTTGATAAGTTTGATCTATTGCATCTAAACTTTTTGGTGGATATTTTTCTCTATCAGGTATATCATCTCTAAATTCGTTTTGAAAACGTAATGAATTAAGGGTACATCCATTTAAAGTATAAACTATACCACTATCTTGATCAAATTCAAAAGGATTACCTGTTTGGCTAGAAACACCTGATGATGAAAAATTATAAGAAGCTGTTAGTATAAATTCTAAACCATCTATACTTGTATCTAAATTAGGATTTTGAATTGGGCTTAATTCTTTTCCTTCATCCATTTCACCTGTATATTCATTATAATATAAAGATCTTAATTTACATCCTTCCCATCTTGCTCTAGTCCATCCTTTTTGGTTTAAAAGTTCATCATTAAAACATACATTATATAATTTACCAAAGGTAGGTACCGGTGGTTGTGGGTTTGAAACAGGGGGAGCAGGTGCTGTAGGTATAGTTTTTCCTGGAGAAATACCTGGTATATGAACAGGTTCTCCTGTTGGTATTACTATAGGATCTCCTGTTGTGTTTACAACTACATCAGGAAAACAATCTATAGAAGATGTTTGGTATATTATGGTTGGAGGTGTTGAAGGTGTTGTAATTTGTCCTGAGTATTCCCAATAATTTTTACCATCTACCCAACTCCATCCTGAAGGAGGAGTTGATTCGCGGTTAGTTATACTACCCCAACTATTATCCCATATATTATGATTTGACATTATCTGTTTGTTTTATATACATATATATTCTATTAGGCTCCTTAATATCCTCCAGATTCTTCTCCATTTCCATTAGTATTTCCATTAGTACTTTTAGTTGCTGCTTGTTGTGTACCTTGTTGTGATACTAATCTTGTTTGAATAACCTCACGTCCTCCATATCCTGAAGGTTTTGAAGGAGAAGGAGGATTTATTGTGATTCTAGGATCTATACCCTCATTTACAGGATCATTTTGGTAAAATTGTGGTGGTTTAGAAACATAATAATATTCTTTACTAATTATACAATCTACATAATTTCCATATAAAGGATCAAAATTATCATATAATGTAATATAAGGATTACATTCATCAGAAGCATATTTACTTTGGCTCATATATAAATTATCACTTGCTGTTAATGCTCCTTCCCATGTATAATAATTTTCATTTGTTTTATCAGATATATTAATACAAGCTTCATAATGTTTGACTTCTCCTTCTAAATTTAAATAAGGATCAAATTCTGCATCTCTTTCTAATCTTTCAAATGTAGGTATTTGTCTTGCAAACTTTTGTCTTTCTAAATAATGAGGCTCAATTAATAAACCAGTTTTTAAATTAGCTTTTGCAGGTACAAATTGTTCTACTACTTTAAATAAAGTATGATCTATAAATTGAATTAATCTTATATAATCAAACATATTTTGTCTGTGACTATTTAAATATTTTTGAAAATATTCTAACTTTAAATTTTCTAAATCAGGATATTCTGCTAAGCTTTGATGAGTTGGATCTCCTATATAATCATCCATTCTAAATGCACCTAAAGTATAAACAATATCTTCATTTATTTCTGCTTGTGGTGAGAAAAATACTCCTAAATCATTATAATCTAAAGGTTGTCTATCTAATGTAGATGTTTCTGATTTTATATCAAATGATAATATACTTCTATCTACTGAACCTGAATCTATTCTAACTTTTTCACTTGTAGTTGAAATACCTACAGTATCTGGTGTTAAATGTCTGTGGGTTTCGTAAACTTCACTAAAGGATTGACCTGTAATAGAACTAGATATGCTTGAAGATTCATATAAACTAAATGATGGGTGTGGGTTAAAGTTTTGAATTATTCCTAATCCATTATTATTATAAGAAGCTGAATCTACTTTATTATTACTTCCTAATGGTAATCTTAAATACACATTATTCCAAGATGAACTAACAGTATTACCTGCATATTGAAAAGGATCTAATGCATGTTTTGTTAAGGTATCATGTGTTAAGAAATCTTTAATATGATATTTTATTTCTTGAAGAGAACCTGAATATTTAAATGTATTTACACTACCACTTACACTATTAGTATTAGTAGGAACTCCACAAAAATATGCTGTTTCTGCTGGAAGAATTCTATTAGCTAAATTATAAGCTGTGTCTCCAAAAGATAAAGCTCTTTCATATTCACTAAATGTAGCAGAAGCTGTTAGATGAGTGACATGACCTAAAAAATTAGATTGATAGGCTCCAAAATATACTTCACTATTACTTCCTGATTCTCCTTTTGTTCCTATAAATATATTCCAAAAATTCCCATTATAAACGGGGAATATATCTGTACTACCTACTATTAATCCTTTTTTATATAAATCTAAGGAACCGAAATTTTTAAAATCATCAGAAGAAGAAACATCACTACCTGTATAAGGTCTTAAAACTAAATGTGGTGTTACTTCTGGGTGATGTTCATTATATAAACTAAATAAATGTGAAGCTGTTGGTACTGTTACAATAGGATCACAACATGCCTCTAAAGATGTATATTCTGGTTTATCTAACCTATGTGGTTTAATTCTAAATTCTACCATTTTAGCAGAACTAGATGGAATTATTTCAAAACTACTAGCTGAAACAAAATTGATAATTGTTTCATAAGTGTCTGCTGAACATTCACATCTACTACTAGACACTTCTCCTGCTACTAAACATCCCACTGATATAGATGATGATTCAGGACAACAAATACATGATTCAAATTCTATGTCTCCGTCTAATGATTCTCCTCCTGTTGTTTCTGGAATACAAACACAAGCTCCTCCATCTATTTGTCCATATAAAGAAATATTTCCTGATATACTTTGAGTATCTTCTACATCTATTGTTGGTCCTGGTATGTCTTCACAACTAGCTTCACTAGTATTTACTATAAAAGCAGCACTATAATTTATTTCTGAAGTAGAATTAAAATAAGTTAATATGTTCGTTACATCATCTTGATAAGTAAATATGTCTTGTTGTACTGATGTACTTGGTCCTGTTGTCGTACTACATTCACATGAATCTACACCAAAATCAAGTCTATATTCAACAGTTGGTTGTTCTGTTCCAGTATCATAATTACGCCAAAAACCATCCATTTTATCTAAAACTTGTAATAAAGTATTAGTGACTGAAAAAGGATTAGCTCCTTTATTATTTATGTTTTCTGATACATTTAAAGCATTAATAAAACTTGTCCAACTAGTATATTCTAAGGATGAGTTTGTTCCTGATACCATTAAATTTCCAAAAAATCCTGCTGCAGCGTTTGTTGAGGATGTTGATGATAGACATTGTATTGTAAACCCAGTTCCATATTTTGAATATGAAGAACATGTTCCCACATTATATCCAGTGTCTTCAAAATAATAATTTGAAAAATCATTTGTAGGATCATTTGCAGCTACATAATCTATATAATTTTCTTCTATTGTATTTCCTGGAAAAACATTTCCTGTATATGTAGCTCCTCCATTATTTACACAATACTGAATATTATAAGTTAGAGAACTAGTATAAGCTGATCCACTTATTCCTGTATCTGTACTACCCTCACAAGCAGAACCTGCATTAAATCCAGTAGTTGTAGTACCTGGTACAGATATGTAATTTAACTGATTTATAGTGTCAATAAATGTATGCCAAGATTGATAAGTACCTGCTACAGATGAGAAAGCTTGTTCACCTATACATGTAAAAGTAAAATCTTCTACTGTGCTATATACCCCTCCTGAATGGCCATTTGGATTACCTCCTGGGGGTAAATTATCACAACAACAACCATTAGCATTACTAGCACTATTTAATGTGTCATTGTCAAAATACCATCCATCTATATTTTGTCCGTGTCCCTCACTTATTAACCAATTTAATTGTTGGGTAGGATTTCCTGTTATTCCTGAATTGAGACTACTATTATTAAATGTAGAAGTATAAGGATTGCCAATAGTAAATACATTAATTGTGGGGCCAGCAATAGTTGTTGTGGTTGTTGTGGTTGTTGTACCTGATGTTGCTACTGAATTTGATAAATCATCCCATGTAGTATTTATGTTAATATTAGCACCATTATTATTTAAAAAATTAATACCTGTTGCTCCATCTTCTTGGATTTTTTGAGTTATAAAATCATTCCAATTTCCATAAAGTGTAAGATCAGTTGAATATTCATTAATTGTTGATGATGGTTCTATTAATGCATTTTGATAAAAACCTTCAACTGTATATAATCCATATTGGTTTGTGTCTGTTGATGTTGAACCTGTACATAGTACATTTATTTCTACTTCTTGTACTGTTTCTGTTATACATAAATCTGAAGTAGATACAAATTCATTAAGATCTATAGCTAATTGTGTTGAAGACATTGCGGGGAAAGTTACATTAAGTCCCCACCCATATTTGTCTAATTCTCCAAATCCTTGATTAAAATAAGGGTTTGAAGTTTTCAATATATTATAAAAAGCATGTCCTGTCCAAGGAGATCCTAAAGAGGTATCTCCTGTGCTTTGCATATTTGGTGTAGAAGGAGGATTCGCTAATAATCCAGTATCATTATCTCCACTTGTTATTGATGCTAATGCTTCTAATATAGTTTGAGTATAATGAGCTGTAAGGTCACCTCCTGTGGTTCTATATAAATTAGGGGTTGGATAAAAGAAATTTGCTACATTCCCCCCATTAAATTGATTATAAGCACTTACATAATCATTACGATCTACTTGGAATGCTGCATTAATATTACTACTAAATTGAGGGTTATAGGGACTAGCACTACTATTTTCGTAATTCACATACTCATTATCAGATTCATCTAAATAACAGATTGTAAGAACATCTTCTGTTGCTGGTCCTACTGAAGATAAAGGACTAGAAGCAGGATAAGTACCACTATATATACCCCCAGGTACTGGGAAATTTCCTGGATCATTTGATGCTGAAATTAAATATGGTTCTGTGTTATAATTTAAAGGGTGGTATTTATTTTGGTCTGTAAATCCTTCTAAAGTACCAGTACCCCATTTTACCCATCTTTCGTCCCGTGCAAATATGTGATAGACTGTTTTATTATATCCTTGTGTTGTTTGTAAGTCTAAAACCCAATTATTTACTGATATAAATGCATCTTGAATTGCTTGATCTCCCATTGAAGTATGATCATAATAAACATATATATCTGCGTTAATAGAGCAATCTTCTTCTTCTGTAGTTATTTCTTGAAATGATTGGTCTACTAATTGAAATTTTAAAGTATTTAAATTTGTTGTATTATATCCATTTACAGGATCAGATATAAAATTCATATACTCATCATAATTAGTAAATACTCCTTGTGGTTGAGATATTATAAATTCACCCGTTTGTGGATCTGGAATATATTGAGCTCCTGTTCCTACATCTACTAAAGGATCTGAAAATGTTAATGTACCACTAGTAATGTTTATTATTATTGCATTTGAATCTGAATCTAAAGATTCTACTGTTGCAGAAAATCCATTATTATTTGCTTGTGTAATAGATTGTCCTATTGTGAAAGGTGAATTATATTGATCAAATAAAGATCCTGTAAGTGTTATTATTGTATTATTATTAAGTACTAAATCATTAGGACATACATCAGCACATATACATTCATCTACAGATATTGGTCCTCCTATTTGTGATTCTAATCTTGTGTCTGCTAAAGTTATTACTTTTCCTGCGTTTTGACCTTCAGTTATATAATCTGTATATTTAGTAAATGGAGTTGAATTAATATTAGGATCCATAAAGAATTCATTAATAGTAAACAACATATTTCCATTTACATCTAAACATATATTAGGATCCGTAAATTCTTGAACTGTAAAATCAGAACATAATGTATCATTTAATACTTTTTCTAAAGCATTTTCAAATTCAAAAGAAGTGAATGCATTTTCCTTAACTGCTTCAGAAGTTACTACCCACCCATAATTTTGTAAACCACCATATCCATATGTTGGATCATATCCTGATGGGGTACCTAGTCCTGTTTCATTAGCCCAAGTTGCTTCAGCATAAGGATTTGAATTTGCTCCACCATTACTGTCTAGAGCAGTTAGATATATAGCATTATTAGCTGGTGGTGCTGTTTCTAAATACTCATGACCTGTATCTAACATTCCTGGATTGGTTGCACTACCTGTTAGAATAGAACCCCATGCATGTAGAGGAAAAGCTAACATTGTTTTATGAAATGCAGTTACTCCATCTACCCCTTGAATAACAGAAGATCCATTAGCTATTAACCCTATAGGGGCAGAAGGATACATAAAATTAATTAAATCTCCTTGATCTTTATAATTAGTTGCTGTTCTATCTATATTTTCAAAGTATGTTTTAATAAACAATTCATAATCACTTCTCCAATCTTTTTGACCTTGAGAACCACCTAACTCAATTTTAGCTTGTGTTAAACCCACATCAGAAAAATCAGGTGTTGTTTTGTTAGATGATTGGTGATATTGTCTCTTACCAGAAGAAGATGTTTCAGAAGATTCATCGTAAAAATTAAATACTAAAGCTTTATCTGTTGCGTTTTGTAGTGAGGGAGCGGGTCCTCTCCAATTCCAATTAACACCTTCATAATTATCTGCTTTATTAGGTACTTCATCATCATATAATCCATTACCATCATTAATTACTGATTTTAAAGTAACTGATTGACCTTGAATAGTTACCAAACCACCATTCTCAATGTTTTTAACTATTTGCTTAGATCTAGTATTACCTGTTCCGTTTTTAGCTAATTTGTACCAATTGTGACTTCCATTAAATGCTTTTTCTCCAGAAGTAATAGTATTTGTTTGGGGTGTGTAAGTGGTATTTATATCAGAATTTAATCTTATTGGATCATTATGACTATAAATGGTAGAAATAGAACCAAAACCACCATTTAGTAAATGATCTCCAATGTTTGTAAAAGGCAATCGGGCACAGTCTAACCACCTTTCATAAGAATTAACCATATGATAAATAGTACCTGTAAAATCAGTTCCTTGATCTGCTACCCAATTTTCTATAGTTTCTATTACATTAGTAAATACTTCTGCTGACATTGAAGTACCATCATAAAAACAATATATTGTTGCATCTAATGGGCAGGTTTCTTGAAAGGTTTGGGTTAAAGTATCTGGATCAACAGAAAATTTAAACCCATCTACTGCTATATCTTGTATATTATTTCCTTGTTCAGAATAATATTCTAAGAAATCAACCATACCTGTATTTCCAGATCCCGGAGTAGGAAAACTACCATCAGATGTTTGAGGGTTTGAAATTAAAGTTTTATGTTGGCAAGATCCTTCAAAAGATCCTGTGATTAATTCTGATGTTAAATTTGTAAAATTGGCTGTTTCAGAAACACCGTGCCCATCAACATTTAATTGATTTATAAATGTTTGATAATTAATATATAAAGTATTATCTATAGGTAATATTGATGAATCTTTTTTAAATCCAACAACCCTTCTAATAGGTAAACCATTAGATCCTGTACATTGGTCTTCTACAAAAGTACCCCAAGGTAAAGGTTCATCTGATTCAAAATAATAATCATCTATATTTTGACCATAAAAACCATTATCAAAATCAGTAAAGTAATCTACAAACTCTGCTGATGTTGCAAAGGATCCATCACTATCTCCACAACCACACCAATCCCATACACATGTTAGTTCACTTGCTCCTAGTTCTTCTTCTAAATCTTGCCAACCAAAATTTGTTTCATTTACTTCGTTTCCATATTGAAATGAATAACCTAAAGCGTTAATAGCATCTATAAATGAAGACCAAGAAGTATATTGTACATTACCTAAACCAGAATATGTAACATATTTAATATAAGCGTAATGAGGACCCTCATCTTGTACACAAGCAGCAGGTAATGGTATTAGTTGATTATTTCCCCCTCCTAATGACCATTTAAGTGTATTAAATTCAACATTATGATAATCGGGATTTGCTGCAATACCATATATGTGTGATGTAAATGACAGACCACTATGGTTTGTATCTATTTTATCATCACAACTATTTGAATTAAAAACCATACCTCCACAACCATTTTCTCCAGTTGTTGTTATTTCTGTTTTTTCACAAAGTTTAGTACATTCATTATATAAATAACCTTCTGGACATTGATTTGTTTGTGTGTTAAATTCTCCTCCTGTGTCTGTTCCTGATCCTGTTCCTTGGGTACAAATAACATGAGATACAGTTGTTGCAATTTTAATTTGAATGTCATATGGAGCTGTTATAAGTTGATTATGAATATCAAGAAAAGATTGACTATTTATAAGTGATTGTTCGGCATTTTTTATCTTTGATTCTACTTCAGCTCTAGTCATAGAAGTAAGAAACTGTTCAGGACCTTCTACTGCATTTAAAGCATTTATAAAACTCTCCCAACTATTATAAACCCCTAAATCTGAATAATACAAACCATCACCTGTATTATATGATTGGTGACCACCAAAACTATTTGGCATTATAAATCCTGTAGTAAGTGTAGGAGGCCATCCTTTAGAACTTATAATTATAGTTTGCAAGGTATGCCAGTATGTAGAATCACCATTCGCATCTAAACGTGTTGGTTGGTTTTGTGATTCAAAACAAGGGGTATATGAGGATAATGAGGTGGAAACTGTTGCTGTTAAGTAATCTGGATGAGAATATGCAAACTTTCTGAAATTAAATTGAACTGTTGGGTCATTAGCTATAAACCAATCTAATTGAGGTATTCCGCCACGTTCAGGATCTACATAATTAGATGCTTCATCTGTTACTCCTGTGTCTGTATCTGGATCTCCGTAAAAAGAACCTGCAAATATTTCTCCTCCTAATGTTGATGTACTTAATTCATCTTGACTACTAAATACTATATTATTTTTATATAGATCTTCTAAATCATTATATGATATTCCATTAAGTGTAATTCCATTATTATCTATGTCATGAAAATCAGTTTCTGAATTAAAAGTACCTGTTGGAAAAGGTCCTACTATATCACACCCAAACGATGCATCATCATCATCATTTTTTCCTTCTAAAACTATTGTATTGTTTCCTGCTTCTAAAAATACTTTATAAACCCACCAATAATTATAATTATCTGCGCTGTTTGTATCTTTTTCAATTAGCATTTCACCATTTATAGCTAATCTAATTCTATCATCTCCTGCTAGTCCTATTAAATATTCTCCAGCATTTTTTACTGTTATACATTTTGAAAAACCTATCCATTGGTTTATAGGATTCATAATAGTGGTACCTCCTGTCCATGGATTAGTTCCGTCCCAAACTCCTATATTATTTAATCGTCCATCATTAATATTAGATCCCCCAAAATATTTATTATTTTGAGAAATATTATATGAATTAGTAGTTATTGTATCTGAATAAAATTTAACTCCATTCTTTCCATAATTATCATTTTGGGCTCCTTGTCCTAAAGGTATACTAGTATTAACTGTTGGTTGTTGAGTTAAAGTATTTTTTGTAGTAATATTACCTATTTCATAATTATCACATCCACAAGATGAGGATGCTGGAAAATGAGTAATAATATCTGCTGCTTTTAATTCGGACCATTTTGTATCTACATTTACTCCTGGTATACTTACATTTATTATACCTTGAGCATTTAATGCGTTAATAAACGTAGTATAATTGGTATAACACGCGTCTTTTATACTTGACACATTACCACATGCACGATTACAATAATTTAAAATTTCACTAGGATCTAAATAACCCTGTTTGTCTGCTGCTTGAATAGATGTACTAGTTACAAAAACTTGATTAGTAGGATGTGAAAAAACATAATCACTATTAGTGGGACCATAATTGTAAGAATTACCATCAGAAGTCACATAAGCACTTCCATCATAAATGTGTGTACTTGCTGCGTAAGGAATTGCTTGAGTTAAATAACTATCATATGTAGAATCTCCAGTAGTTCCTTGAACTATATAATCTGTGAATTGTACGGTAGTAACATTAAAAGACAAATTAATACCATCAATATAAAAATCTAAAATTGCATTACAAGTACTATTTGATGGAGGTAGTACTGCTTCTCCTCCTGTTGAATCTGTACCCCCTGTAAGTCCATTTGTTATTAAAGACATAATAGCTACATCTCCTGACATATTAAGTGCAGAACCCTGTATAGGATTATTAGTACTAGATCCAGTAGCTATTGTTATTATTTCTAAAGAATATCCCGTTCTTTGAGGAACTGAATCTAAATTTATAGCTGTAAAATTAGGATCAGCATTTATGGCATTCATAAGATCTTGACCTATTGAATTTACTGAACCCCCTCCTGTTAAAGTAAAAGTATGAGCAGTACCATCTGCTGATGTTAATATTACTGTTTCTCCATCATATTGGCCATTATTTTGACCAACATTATTAGGAATAGTTATTGTACCTACAGCTGTTGTTCCTGGAGAAAATGTTGTTGGGGTTACTACAGATTGAATATTTACACAATCATCTGCTTTAAAACATTCTATAACAAATAAACCATAATCATTTATTCCTTTACATTGGAATTCTCCTAAATATAATGGAATAGCTGATGGGGTTAATGATTCAAAACTATATAAAGAAATATCTGTATTAGTATACCCATTTGTTACATTTGTAACAAAATCCATAAATTCAGCATCATCTTGAAATAATCCATTATTAATTAAATTACCTGATCCATCTGCTGTTATTCCGTTTTCTATTAATACTTTACTTGAACATGTATTAATACCAGGTATAACTGTAGTAACTGTTGTTGAATTATTTATACCTCCTCCTGCATTAAAATCTACTTTTGTTAAAAATTCTACTTCAGGAAATTGTTGTGGATTACCACAAGCGGGAGTTAATGTATCTTCAAATAAAGTTCCTTTTATTTCTGTATTGCCATCTATACCCTGAAGATGTTGGGTAATCATTATTTCAATATCTAAATTATATTTTTCATGAGCAGGATCATATAAATCTTCTCTTACAAAAACAGAAGCTGAAAATAATGTATGTGCATCTATAGCTCCTGCTAAACTTTGAGCTGTTTCTAAACCACTTTCTCCATGTAGTAAAAAATCATAATTTGAAGTAAAAGTATGAACTGATAAATCTGTAGCTGTTAATTCTACTGTTTTAGGGAAGGGGGCATTAAATAAATCTTTTACTGCTCCTATAGAAAAAATAATTTTACCTTCTGATCTATTAGGTCTGCTTTCTATAGTTCCTGTGAATAGAGAAGATGAAGATGCCCATGGTGCTTTTATAAAATATCCTTCAGTATCTGAACTTCCTGCTAAAGCTCTTGAGAATTTTTCATAATTAAATGTTTTATAAGTAGTAGAATCTGTTGTTGGTCCTCCATATTCTTTTACATTTAATATAGTTTCTGGAACACCATAACAATTCATAAGGGCTTTAATACCTCTTTCTGTTCCTTTAGTTTTTAAAAGATAAGGTAAATTATGATATAATCTTTTCCAAATTTCTTTTGTTATATCTCCTTTAGGCATTGAACCTCCCCCGTTATCACATGTTACTAAAGAAGAAGTTATCATTGTTGTTCCGTCAGGGGCATCATATGTCCCAAAAGAACCTGATTTAGTTTTATTAGTTCCTATAATATACTCAAATAATTCTTCATTTTCAAATTGATCAAAAGCCTCTACACCTAAACTACTTAAAGCTGTATATACTAAATCTTTTGAAATACCGTCTTTAAAAGAGTTATGAGCATTTCTAATTTGTCCTATATGATCTATATAAATCCATATTTGGTCAAAATAATGACCAATCATATTAGTAAAAGTTAAATATTGAACATTTTCTTCTCTCATAGAAATATGTTCTGGAATAGTTCTTACTAAATTATGTTTATTATCTCTATCAAATCTAGAGGCTGATAATATTTGTCCTCCATAATCTATATTTAATTCATTTGTATTTCCATACCATTCTTTTGCCTGGGAAGAAGTAGTTGGTCTTAAATTATAAGGTTTAAAAAATACATCACAATCTGTTAATCCTACTTGTAACCAATAAGATTCATCTAATAATGCTGATCCTGTTACTTGTAAATTACCTATTCCAAAATCAGGGACTTTAGGCCAAGCAAATGGGTGGTTTTCATAATATAAAAACTTTTCATAATTATCAAGTCCACTTATTAATTTTGCTTTTTTAGTTTCTATTAAACTTATATTAGTAGTAATAGCAGCTGAAGCAGATACACTACCTTGAATTGTATTTATTTCATCTATTTGTCTTTGATATAATTCTAATAATTCTAATTTATATTTAAAGTTTTTTAATCTTTCTTCAGCACTACCAAAATGAGTAAAGTTTTCAAAATGAAATCCTGTTTCTAAAGATCCTGTACCTGTTTGGGTATAATCTATAGATAATTCTATACTTTCACTTAAGTGACTTAATACATTATATAATGAAGCTGAATGGGTATTTTCTAAAAAATCATTATATACTTTAAATTGAGAAGGAATAGAATCATTTAAACGAGTATCTATTCTGAAATTGGGTCCTCTTAAAGGTATACCCCCCTCTTCTATGGGAGTTTCTCCTAAATCAACTTTAAATTCTAAAGGTTCAATTATTTCTTCTACTACCCAAAATTCTGCTCCTATTTCTATATTAGGGGGAAGTGGTTCGTATAATTTAATTAAAGCACATCCATCTGTATTATGGTATGCTACATTAATTCCTAAAATATTTATATTATTACCAAAATTTAAAATAAAATCTTTATTAAAAAGAGATGTTTCTATTTCACTTATAAAACTAAGAATAGCTTTTTTTACTCTATTTTCATCAACTCCTAATCCTTTTAATTTTAATTCTGTTCTTGAAGGAGAAATTTCATGGATTTTAAAATCTGCTTGTAAGCCACTAAATATTTTTTTCCTATGGACATTACATGCTACATTATAAGTTCCTGTTTTATATCCTTTATCGTCTAAATGTTGATAAGGATCTATAAATAAAGTACTAGTTAATTGAGATGTATTGCTTTCTATTTGATCTGGAAGGCTATATCCTTGATAATTAGGAGTTGTTTCTAATAATTCTCCCCCTAAATCATGAATATGAAGTTCAATATAATCATTAGTTTTACCAAACTTTCTATTAATATCTCTAGAAGTTAAACCTTTAGAATCTGAGACTTTTAGTCTTTCTATTTTATTTATTGTAACCTTTTCCATTATCCATTAAGTTTATGTATGGTTTTTCCTTGCCAGTTTCTAGATTTTACACCTGGGAATTTACCTGGTACAACATACCATTCAAATTTAGAAGTAGACCAATAGTATTTAGAAGTTGGTTTTACAGCATATATATTTATCTTTTGTCGTTTTGCTTCTTCATGGCCCCAATTACCTCCTCCTATACTTGTACCTCCTCCTATACTTGATCCTCCTATTCCAATTCCCGTAGGGATTGGTTTTGCCTTTTTATCTAAATATACCTGCCATTGAGGATTATCTAAATCTGGGGTTTCACTTATTTTATTAGGTAAAGTTTTTAATGTCCAATAATAATTTCCACCTGGAGATTTTGCTCCTAATTTCATTGCTCTAATTGCTTCGTTTATAGTATGGTTTTTTACTGTTCTATTTCCGTTGGATACATATCCTGCAGGAGGATTTTTAGGTTCTTCTTCTGTTGCAGCTCCTACACCTGTAATACCCGCTCCTGCTAAATATCCTGACATTGCTGAAGAATCTGATCCTGGTGTTGACATTCCTGCCATTTCTGAAGATGGTGCCCCTGATATTGTTTTTTTATCAGGTCTACCATAAGTTGCTTTTCCTTGTGAATCTAAAAACCTTCCTATTTTATTTTCTTTAGATCTTAATTGTTTAAGTTCTGCTTGGGAAAATTGGTTATCAGGTCTTGACATTTTTTCTTCCACTATTTGTTTTAATCGTGAAGTATCTATTTCTATATTTTGTAAATCTCCATCTGGATCTACTGATTCTAAAATATCTGTATATCTTAGTATTCTTCTTCTTAAATCATATAATTCTTCTCGTACTTCTGTAAATTTATTAGTTGCTTCTTCTCTTTCACCATCATTAAATATATTTTCACTGTCAGATTTATATCTATAATATAATTCTTGTACATATTCTTCTTTAGCTAATAATTGTCTTGTTTCTCTGTCTAGAGCAGCAATGTAATCACTTGTAGTATCATAATGAGATGGGTCTGCTACGAAGTCATCTGGGTCTAGTTCTACTCTTCTTTTTTCTTCTGCTTTATCTCTTTGTTCATTATCCCCATATAAGTCTTCAGAAGCAAATCTAGGACCTACTTCTAAACCTTTTATTACATCTTCATTAACTAATATATAAACTTCTTCGTCTGCCTTTTCGGTTTCATGACCATTAACTCTTTTAAGAACTAAATAAGTATCATAATCTGTGATTGCTCTTCTAGCTCCTTTATCCATATAATAAATTGTCTTTTTATCTGCTTCTTTAAGAAAAGTACCGTTTGTAAATACTGGATGTTCTTTATCTGCTTCTTCTTGTTCTGCTAGTTTTTGTTCTAAGTCTACTATTGTATTTGTAAGTTCTATTATTTCTACATCTCTATCATCTAGAAAATCACCTATATAATCTGTACTTTGAGCTATTATAGATTTATGAGAATTATCACCATCTCTTGGTATTTCATAAAACATTTCTTGGTAATGTTTAAAAAATTCTTCTATACTAATGGTATTTTTAGGAGATATAAATTCATTAAAAGTTTTATCTACATTTTCTCCAAATGATTTTTTACCATAAACTGTTTTTTGTAAATTAATAGGATGAGAAACACTATCTATTTTATGGTCATGGGTTCTTTTTGCTTTAGAATTACTTAAAACTTTTGATATTATACCATAAGGATATGGTCCTAAATATTCATGTGTATGTTTTTCTTTTTGACCTGTTTCTTTATTTGTTATAAATGCTTCAAAAATCTCAATAGTATCATCTTCATATACCACAAAATCATGTTGATGGTTTGCGTTTAATGAAGTTTTTCCTTTAAATTTAACAATTTTAATGGAACTTTCCTCTCCTGATACTATTAATTTTGGATCTATTCTTCCCATTATCTAACAACCTTAAAATAATAATCTTCGTCATAAATATTAATACCATCATTATTATCTACTCTAAATTGAAGTTTATAATAACGCTCTGGTTGTAATCCTTCCATCCATAAATCAAAAAACATACCATCATTATCCGCACTTAATTTTGTGTATGAAGTATCAAAAGGAATTATTATTTCATCTGTTGTTGCATCACGTAAACTATAATAACTAGAGGTAGGTAAATATTGTGTATCTAAATAATTTGAACTTGTTACAAAAGCTCTATCTGGATATCTTTTTCTAGTAGTTAATCTAAAACGTTGTTTTGATTTTCTTTGAAATTCTTCTTTATTATTATATAATGCTAGAAATATATCTCCACTAGTCAATACAATATTACTACCTGTAGTATAAGATGAATCATCCCATTTAAATGTTAATTTAGGTGGGTATATTGTATGTGTATCTGCAGAAAAATATTGTAATTCACCAAAACTAGCTGATGCATCACATTCTGTAGGTTCTGGTTTTTTAATTAAAAATCCTTCGTTTTCTATTCCTGTTGGGTAAGTAGCGCCTTGATAAAAACTTGCAGAAAAATATTTTACTATATTAGATACATCTAAATTTAAGTCTAAATTATCTGCGTTATTAAATGAATTTTCTGCAACAAAATTAGCTCCTGTCCACCAAGTACCTCCTCCTGATACCATAAAATCACAACTAGAACCTGTAGAATTAGCAGCAAAACTTGAAGTTGTCCATATTGCTCTTGCACTTGAACCTGTATCTGTTCTCATATCCCAAGTTACTCCATTAGATGATGAAGGATTACTTTTAAATCTACCTGTACCTTCATCCCATGATTGAGATACTGCATAAACTTGTACTATGTGATTTGCATGTAATGTTTTATGTTCTGTGGAAAATATTTCTAAATTAGATCTCCAAAGAGATACTCCTTTTAGTTTATTTTCAAAAATATCTTTAATTTCTGTATTTTTAAACTTAATTAAAAAACGTGAAGGATAATATAATTCAGCAGTTGATGATTTTTCTTCTAATAATTCTAATACTTCATCTCTACCAGTATTTAAACCTATCCTATTAGGATGACTATATATTGTTGCGTCTTTTTCGGGAAATATAGAATAATATGCCATTTTAATATGTTGTTATTTTTCCTTTAATATCTTGGTTAGCAAATTTTACTTCAAATATACTTGGATCTAATGAGGGATAAATTATACCTTTTATAGTAGCATCACTTAAGTCATATTTATAATGTGAGTATCCTAAACTTGATCCTACTATATTATTTACTCCTACTTCCACTACTGATTGTACTCCTTCTACTGCTCCTATAGTAGTATATATTTCAGATATTATTATTGGTTGATTTATTTGCCATCTATCTACTCTAAAATATTTTTTTAGTTCTTCAATACAACGTTTTATTACTTGTTGGTTATTAAAGTTTTTAAATACTACTATTTCAAAGCTTACTCCTATATTAATTATAAATGCATCTTTAATATTAATAGCATCAGTTAACATTCTATGTTGTTCTAGATATGTTTGGAGATTTGTTTTTGTTGCTTTATTTAAAGTAGTTAAATTACCATTATTATTATATCCTAATGTATATAAATTTAAAGCCATAGGATTAGGTATTCTACCTGGATTAGAAGTTAAAGGTGAAATTTGATCATCTTGTGTTATATAAGCTTTAGCTACTCTACCAAATTTAGCAGGCATAGATAAAGTTCTAATTAAATAATCATCCTTAGTTACTGTTCTGTTTTGAGCAGAAAATGCTGCCATAGCATTTTGTCTTACTTCTTCAACTGAATCTCCTGCTCCTCCTCCTGTTGCTGCTATCATATTATTTACAGATAGTGAATCTCTAACATATTGTAATAAGCTATTATCTACATTAGGAGTAGTTTTTACAAATAATGTACCTACTTTATTTATTGTGTTAGTAGGTACATTTGCTTGTAAACCAAATTTATTAATTCTATAGTTTACGTTTAATGTTGTGTTTGTAGGAACTAATCCATAAGTACCTGTGTATAAGAAATTTGAAGGATCATATGCAAATTCCATTTTATTTATTCCATCTTTAATTCCTAAACCAATATTATCTGGATTAGGTATTATTTCTTCATCTACTATACTATTTTCTCCTGCCCCAAATTGTATTTCTAATCTATCGTTTGATTTTAATCTAGTTACAAATCTTCTTGGAACTCTTCTTAATTTTAATAGATAAGGAGTTGACTCATTAAAACCATGTAATTCAGGATCATTACTTGCTATATTCTCAATTGGTTCAAAAAGAGTATCTTGGGCTAAATAAGGTACTTCATCATATCTGTTACCATCAGAATCTGTTATTGATTCTATTGATATTATATTAGGATCATTTAATTCTAAAGTTAAAAATTTAGAAAAACTTCCTACAGGAAAAGTTTCTGTTTTGAATTCTCCTGCACTTGCTTTTACTTTTTTAGTAAGTAAATAATATTCTGGTTGATTTGTACTATTATTTATAGAATATACTGATGTTTCTAAAGGACTAACATCAGAATCTGTTTTAAAATTACAATCTTTTTCTAATATAAATTCAGGTCCTAATTCAGATTTAAATGTTGATCCTTGTTCTATTGTAAGAGCATAATTCATATCAGCTTGATACTGATTAGTAGGATCTGAAGGAACTAATTGAAATAAATCTAAAGTTACTGTTGATGTAGTAGTAGCTTTAGGTCTATACCCTAAAGAATAAGCTAAATTATAAAGATTTTCTTTTTCTTGTGCTAATAATAAGAAATTTTCTTGTAGTTGAGTACTTTGATAATAAGATAAAACATCTCCTACATAAGCAGCCATTTCCATAAACATTACTCCAGGAGATGAATCACTAAAATCATTAAAAGTATCTGGAAAATATGATTCTGCAAAATCTGTTAGTTGTGATTTAAAATCATTAAAATTTTTATTTAAATACTTAATACTTTTTTCTCTAGAAATATTTGATGTTTTTGAAAATGCCATAATTTAGTAAAAGTTTAATAATATTGCATCTGTTGATCTGTCTGCTAATACTTTATAATATATTGATATTCGTACTGTGTGAATTTCTGGAGTTGTTTCATTATTTTCTCTTTTAATAAATACATCATCTATATCTATTTCAGGTATATAAACTTGAGCTCCATCTGTTATTCTATTTTTTAGTTGTTCTTTGTCTATAACTTGTTCAAATAAAAGATCTCTTATTCCAACTCCAAAAGTTGGATTCATTAATCTTTCACCTGGAGAAGTTAATAATAAATTAATTAAATTACTTTTTACTTGTTCTTTAGTAGTATAAGAAGAATTAAAAACAGCAGATCCATCAAAAGGAAAAGTAACACCTACCGCTACTTTATCATTTTGTGGTAAATCTATAGGATTTATTTTTATATTTCTTCTTTCTAAAATAGGCATTTATTATCTTCCTTTTTTCTTATTTATTGCTTTCATTAAACCACTATAATCTTTTGTTACTGCATTTGCTACTGAATCTGGCATTCCTGTTGTATCCATTGGTAATGGAGCTCCTGTTGCAAATGGTTGTGCTATACTTACTGATGCATTTCCTGATTCTAAATTTGTATCTCCAGCTGCTGTTTCATTTAATAAATCATTTAGTGCACTGTTAGATGTAAATGCTTGTTTTGAGCGCTGTTTTATAGGTGCATTACCCATTATTTTTTCTCTTAAAGAAGCTTTTGTTGCTTCTGGAACTTCAACTATTTTTTCTTTATGTTCTACAATAGTTGGTTTTAATTCATCTCTTAAATCTTCTTTAAGTGATTTAATTTCTCTACGTAACGAATAATCAATTTCTTCTCTAACTACTTTTCTAATTAGATTTTCAAAAGTTTTTGCTTTCATGTTTGTTTGTTGTTTGTTATAAATATAAATTAATTTTATTTTTATTAATAAGACCCTATGTTTTTATCACTAGAAGTAGGACCATCAGGATTTTCTTTTAAGTTTCTTTGTAAAATATTTCTTTTTTGGCTTCCTCTTACTAAATCTGGAAATTCTGGTAATTCATTTCTAGCATCAATTCTTGTTTCTGGAGATATATTTTTACTAGTATCATTATAAGGGTAATTAACTCCTTGAGTACTATCTAATGAAGTTATAGATGCATTAAATCTTTCATATCCTATTGTTTGAAAACGAGCATTTCTAATATAACGAATATATTCATCATCTCCTCTTAAAGCCATTCTACCTATTATTTCTTCAGGAGTATTATTTTGTAACATTTGATATAAAACATTTAATTGATCTCCTTTAGTTCCGTTTCCTAATCCACCTCCTGCTCCTCCTCCGGTTCCATCTCCTATTCCCCCTCCTGTTCCATCTCCTGTTCCATCTCCTGCTGTTCCGTTTCCATTAGTATTAGTATCTGATGTTGAATTATTATCACCTCCACTTATAGCACATTTACTTAACATAAACATATATAACATTTCTAAAATCATTAAAAGTCCTTCAATTATTCCTAATAATGCTGCTAAAGCTGCTGCTGCTTTAGCTAATGCTTTTGCAATTGGGTTTATATATTTTTTAAGCATTTTTTTTATAAATTCTTTTGCTCTTCCTACTGCTTGCACCCATTTACCTATAGTATATTCTGCTTTTACTATTAAACGAGACAATAAATCTATTAAACCTCCTGTACCTGTTCCTCCTAAGAATTTAACTACTATTTTTGCTATTTTTATTACTATTTTTAAAATTTTTAAAATTACATTTAATATTTTAACAATTGCATCTAATATTTTTAATAATCCATTTAACATAGCTAGTATAGCTGCTAAACCTGCGCATGCTGCTGCTGCTCCTGCTACTATTCCTTTTATTTTATTTAATAAATTTTTTATTTTATTATATTTTGCTTCTAATCTTTTTTTCTCAGCATCTGAACACCCTGAATTTTTAAGTTTTTCTGTGATTTGATCTTCAGTAGGTAATTTTTCTTTATATTTCATTACCTTTCTTTTACCTTGATCTACAGCTTTACCTTTAAGTCCATGTAGTTTAGACTTTAACATTGTTGTTATTTTACCTATTACTGCTTCCATTTTAAATTGTAAATACGTGTTTACTTGAAATTTGACTAGTGTCTACTTTATGTTTAAAATCTTCATCCGTTTTATAAGTATATCCTATTTCTGAAGCTAATCTTTTTATATGATCTTTTCTAAATACTTTTATAGCTGAAACCAAAGCAGGGGAAGGTACATCTCCAGCTGAATCTATATTTTCAGGACCATCTATTATATCACATAAAGCATCTATAGCTGCTAATACATCTTTTAAGAATTCTTCTGTTCTTTCACCTAATAAAACGGGTTCTGTTGGAAGTTGATTTTGGCCTTTTAAACCTAAAATAATTTTTGGAGAATTAATAATAAAATAACTGTCTCCTGGATCATTAGGTGTTCCTCCGGTGTCAAAATGTATACTTTTATTTGCACTAAATGACATATGTTCTTTAGCAAACATAAGAATACTATCTTTTTTAGACTGCATTACAACTCTATCCGTATTGATAATTACTTGATTACCTTGATACGCAAAAGGTTGTTGTGGTTTTGATGTTATTTTTACTTTACTGTTTGCCATTTTTTATTATATTAACTACAAGTGTATGCTTTTTCTTCAAACTCCTGCCTATCCTCATGTTTCATTCCAGACATAAAACCTGTTAATAAGCCTTTTTTCTGTAAATCTTTAACTAAATTTGTATATTCAGTACAATCCATATCTTTAAACTTATTTTCTTGTGGTTTAGGTGTATCTGGATTTGAACTAGGAACAGGTGAAGAACCCCCACCTATACCTGCGGGATTTGAAATTTTAGCTAATTCTCTTGCTGCAAAACCATATATTGTTTCAGGACCATATTGATCTACATCTGGATGTCTACCATAATCACCATCTTTTGCTGGATTTTTTCCACCTGTTCTAACAAGTTTATCTATACCTGCTTGATTTAAACCAGGTACTCCTCCTGCTCTTACAAAGTCAGGTACCCAAAAATTAGGACAATGTTTAAGTTTATATTGGTGATGTCCTGCTATTTTAATGTTAGGGTATCTTTTTACATATATAGCTATTAATTTACCTAAATTAATTATTTGTGCATTCGTTGGCCATAATCTTCTATAACTGTCAAATGTTGCTTTATCTGTTTTTTCATAGATTTTAGCTGGTATACCTCCATCAAATTCATTATTATAAGTCATCCAAGAAATTGCTACTCCTTTCTCATTTCCATATTTTCCAGTATGGGCACCATATCTAGCGTCAGGCATTTCTTGAGACATATGTCCTACTGGGTTAATTACCCAATGATAAGGCATAGTACTAACTCTCGATTCTTTCATCATACCCCCAGCTGTGTGTCTTAAAGTGGCCATATTCATATTAAATTTTCCCCCACATCCTGTGGTGTGTATCCATAATTGTTCTATTTCACTACATAAACCTGCCGTATACATCCCATCTTTAACTGTAGTGTAACTTGTTCCTATATTCTTATTATCATATCCTTGTAATGCACTATTATTAGGATATCCACCATCTCTCCAATATTTAGTAGCTATATTAAAAGGTTTAGGTTCTGGGAGCCAAAATTTAGCATTTTTCCAATTAAAACTTAAAATCCATTTAAAATATCCATCAGTTCCATCTCCTTGTACACTATAATAAGGAATATATTCTCCTAATCTCATTCCATTAATTGATCCTCCTCCTCCCTGTAAATCTTCATATTTTGTTGGATATCTCATACCATTAATAGCTTGTTTAAAACCATCTGCTTTAGACAAAAAAGCTGGTGGGGGAGGTAATGCAGGATCAGGAGTTGGTGGAGGATCAACGGGAGGAAAAGTACAAGAACCATCATCTTCTACAGCGTCTGGATCATAATTTAATGCATCAGGATTAGTACATCCTAAACTAATAATTTCTACAGGTGGTGTTCCATCGTCTGTAGAATGATCTGAACCTTTTTCAAAATCATCAATTTCTTCCTGTATTTCTTCTTCAGTTAGTATATCTTTTACACAAGTTCCATCAGGATAATGAGAAAGTGGTGGTTTTAATGAATCATCTATATTATATTCCGACCCAAAATCATCACTAATACCATCATTATCAGCATCACCAAAATTATCTTGTTGAATTAATAAGTCTAAAACACCTAATTCAGGTTCTTTTGATCCTGTATTTGAATTTCCGCAACTTACCATATTATTTTATTTTGTTTAATATCCATTATTATTCTAATCTATAACCATCATCATATTCTTCTCCATATTCATCAATATCTCCTTTTATAGCATCAATATTAGTGGTGCTAGCATATCCATTTTCCTCAAGTATATATTCTTCACGAGATCCTGCTGGGTAGTCTTTTTCTTCTATTTCATAACTCCACATAAAAATCCCATCACGTCTTGAATGTGTTTCCATAATTCTAAAACCTTTATAAGTTTCTTTTTCAAAGGTTTCTGGTCCATAATCAGGAGGCATTGTTTGAACTGTGGGTTCATTTTGGGTAGGAGGATTTGCTGGGGGTGAGTTATTTTCTCCTGCTGTTTCACCATCTGGAGTTTTTTCTTCTACTTCATATGAATATTTAGCTTCTCCATTTTCAATTAATAAATAATCACCTTCATGGTTATCACAATCTATACAATCTTCTGGATCTTCATTTAGTTCTTCTTGAGCTGCTATATCTTCTTCCGTTGCTTCTTCTAATTCATCTCTTTCTATAAGTTCTGGTTCTTGAGGTTCTATAGCTTCATCTTCAAAACCTTCAGTTATATTATTAAATTCATCTTTTTGGTCTACTTGTAATTCATCATGTTTAGCCATCCAAGACTGCCAATGTAAAGAAACAATTTCCATGTTTGGTAAAACTTGATTTGAAGTAAGATAAATAGTTGAATGATCTGAATTTATATTTTCAATTGTATGTTCCCAACCATTGTCCTCTTCTTCTACATGTTGACCATTACGAATAATAGTTATGGGGTCTCCTGTTTCTCCTTTAGTAGAATATGCTGTTTTATCATTTGCTTCTTTAGCCGTAGCTCCAAATCTTATTGAATTACCAAAACGACCTTCTATAATAGTATCGCCCTCAAAAGGTAATAAAGGTTGAAGACTTAAATTTTCTTTAAAATATTCTCCTAAAGGAAGTTCTACTGAATTATCTCCTTCAGCTGTTCTTGTTATTATTCCTTCTACCATACCATAATTAGGACTTTCTTCTCCTTCTATATGATACGATATATCAGGTAAAGCATTATTATGTTGATGGTTCCATATATTTACATTGGGTATATAGTATTTATGGTTTGAATTTCTATCAGAATCAAAAATTCTTGTAGGACCATTCATTAATAATACTATTTCATTTTTTAGGGGATACTGTTTTATAAAAGAAAAATAGGGTCTTGCATTATCTAATAATCTTGTATTATCTGCTTGGTTTTGTTCATAAACATCTCCAAAAAATATAGTTCCTATAGCATCATACCCTCCAAATTCTTTAGCTCTAGGATGATTTATATGTAATATAATGTCAATTACTCTTACAGCTTTAAGGGTGCCAGGTTGAGAAGAAAGATTATTACTTATATTTTTATGTCCTAATGTAGCCATTTATTTTTCTATTTCTTCCTGAGAAGGTGCTTCTATTTCTTTTGGTTTTTCAACAGTTTTAGCTATTTCTTCAGCTACATCCATTAATTGATCCATTTCTTCAGCTGTTAATAAACCACCATCTCCTGTTGAAGCAGCTCCTGTAGATAAACGCTGTACTATAGCTGCCATTTTTATTAGTTGATCGTCATTTTTTACACTAATTTCCATGTATTCTTTTATTAGAGGAACTACTACAGTAGCATCACCTAAAGATTGAACTAAAGGACGTAATTCAGCTATCAAAGATGCAAGTTGTTTGGCTTTTTTCTTTTGATTACCGTGAATTTCTTTTAATAAATCTCCAAAGGATTTATCGTCAAAAAGTATTTGGTTTAATGAATCCATATTATTTTATTATAAATATGGAATTTTTAGATTCTTACATAACCTGTGTCAGCATATTCATTATATAATTCTTTATATACCTTTTTTAATGCTTTAGTTACTTTAGTAATTACAGGAGTTTCTACTTCTGTCATTTCTCTAATATAAATATATAGGGCTTTTTTATTAAAAATTTCTAAATTTTCTCTACGTTTAAAAAGTATATTTATAGCATCACATACTTTTCTATCCTTATCTTTTTTAAACATAGTAAACATATTTTTATCAATATATTCTGTGAAATAATCTATAAAATCTTTTATTTCTTGTTTACGTCCATCTCTTCCTAATTGATGTAAAACACCATCATCTTCATCTGCTTTTATAACGTCTACTTTTGCTTTTTTCTTTTTATAATTATTGTTATTGTAAAGAATAAGATAATTTTTACCTACAATCGAAAAATAACTAAACGCTTTTGTACCTCTTTCAGGTTTAAAATAATCTAATTTTTCTAAAAGAAAACAAATTACTTCATGTTTTAAATCTTCTAAATCATCTACTTCTGTATAGTAGAACTTGAATGTATGGATTAAATTTTCAGCTAATTTGTAGAAAGGATAATGTATTCTTGTTGCAAATATATCATCTCTTTCATCTTGGTTAGAAGAATTTAAATATTCTTTTATAGCTGCATCTGTATCTGGTGTAAAGTATTGTTTTTTTGTTCTTTTTCTTCCTCTTTTTTTCTTTTCTGGTTCAAGAGATTCAACTACTACTGGTTCTGGGGGAGGACTAGGGGCGTACTTAAGTTTGTTTGACATGTGGTTTTTACTAATTTTTTATTTAAGGGTAAACTCGTTTAGAGCTTCTTGTATTTTTGCTACTTCTTTAAAGAAAAAACCTATTTCATCATCTGCTATGAATGAACCTTTTTGGTCTAGTTGTTTTAATCTTACACCACAAGCAGTGATAGCTTCACTTTGTTTAGAGATAAAATCTTCTAATTTTTCATTTTTTACAATTAAATTTCTAATTATAAAGGCAGAAGCAGTTATTACTACTGTTAATATTATACTAAGTGTTATCATAATTAATCTTTAAAAAATGAATCTATAACATC